ATCCGGGCGCCCCCTTTGGCCTGAGAATTGGCCAAGAATAGCATTAGAAGCGCTAAAAGCCGAACTTCCTAACGGAAAATGGATGGCGCAGTACCAACAACAGCCTACAAGTGATGTAAGTGCCATAATAAAAAGAGAATGGTGGCAAATTTGGCCTGATGATGACCCTCCGCACTGTGAATTCTTAATTCAGTCATGGGATACGGCGTTTACAAAGAACGAAAGGTCAGACTATTCTGCGTGTACGACGTGGGGAGTTTTTTATCAGCCAGATGATACAGGCAAGGAACAAGCGAATATAATCTTGCTAAATGCATTTAAGAAGCGTATGGAGTTTCCTGAGTTAAAGCAACGAGCACTGGAAGAATATAAGGAATGGACACCAGATGCAATGATTGTTGAAGCAAAAGCGTCAGGAGCGCCACTAATTTTTGAATTGCGGGCAATGGGTATTCCAGTACAAGAGTTTACTCCGACCCGTGGTAACGATAAAATTGCAAGATTAAACGCAGTTGCTGATATATTCGCTAGTGGTAATGTCTGGGTTCCAAATACGAGCTGGGCAGAAGAACTGGTAGAAGAAGTAGCGTCTTTCCCTTCGGGCGAACATGACGATTTGGTTGACTCGATGTCTCAGGCGTTATTGAGATACAGACGAGGTGGATTTATTAGATTAGCTTCCGATATGGAAGATGAAGTTCAGTACTTTAAGAGCAACCGGCACAAAGGGTACTACAACGTATAGGCAAATAATGGCTACACAGAAATACATGGGTAAAAACCAAATAGTAAAACGCCTTACTGCTCAAGTAGGTAGCAAAGATATGGCAGTGGGTATATTACAAAAGCATGGTCTTCTTAACAAAGATGGTAAAACACTAACTAAGTTAGGTAAAGAACGTAACAGCATGACAGCCAAACAACGGGCTATTGATAGAGTGGCAAAAGCAGGCGGGCGTAGTTCAAAAGAATATACGTACAGTAAACAAACAAACAGAGCAACATTGAAAGCAAATAAATAATGGCGACAAACATTGATAAAGCACTCTACCAAGCACCAACGGGATTAGACGCACTAGTTGCGGAACAGCCAGATATAGAGATCGAGATTGAAGATCCAGAAGCTGTACGAATCGGTATTGACGGCATGGAGATTGAACTGGAGAAAGAACAAGAAGGACCAGATCAGTTTGATTGCAACTTAGCAGAGTACATGGACAATGGGGCACTTACACAGTTAGTAGGAGACCTCATAGAAGATTTTGATTCCGATATTGCCTCACGTAAAGACTGGATACAAACATACGTAGATGGCTTGCAACTTCTTGGTTTAAAAATTGAAGAGCGCACAGAACCTTGGGAAGGCGCTTGCGGTGTATACCACCCGATCCTAGCAGAAGCCTTGGTTAAATTCCAAGCAGAAACAATGATGTCCACATTCCCAGCCTCTGGTCCTGTTAAGACAGAGATTATTGGTAAAGAAACTTCAGAGAAAAAAGCTGCCTCTGTACGAGTAGCAGCAGATATGAACTACCAGTTAACAGATCGCATGGTTGAGTATCGCCCTGAGCATGAACGCATGTTATGGGGCTTAGGTCTTGCAGGTAATGCGTTTAAGAAGGTGTATGTAGATCCGGCGTTAGATCGTCAAGTGTCTATGTATGTACCGGCGGAAGATATTGTAGTTCCGTACGGAGCGTCTTCTATTGAGTCAGCAGATCGTGTAACCCACGTGATGCGTAAGACTGAGAATGAGATGCGTCGCCTACAAGTAGCTGGGTTCTACCGTGACATTGACTTAGGTACACCAGATACTAACTTAGATGAAGTTGAAAAGAAGATTGCTGAGAAGCTTGGGTTCCGTGCGACTAGCGATGACCGCTATAAGATCCTTGAGATGCATGTCAACTTAGACTTGCCAGGGTTTGAACACGAAGAAGACGGAGAGCCTACTGGTATTGCGTTGCCATACGTGGTGACTTTAGAAAAAGGTACTTATGCTGTTCTAGCTATTCGTCGTAACTGGGAGCCAGAAGATGAGACATTTAAGAAGAGACAACACTTTGTTCATTATGGTTATGTGCCTGGTTTTGGCTTTTATTGCTTTGGTCTCATACATCTTGTTGGCGCTTTCGCTAAGAGCGGTACATCTATACTCCGACAACTTGTGGACGCTGGATCACTTGCAAACTTGCCAGGTGGCTTTAAGACCCGTGGACTGCGTGTCAAAGGCGACGACACACCGATAGCACCAGGTGAATTCCGTGACGTGGATGTACCAAGCGGAACAATGCGTGACAACATCATGCCATTGCCATACAAAGAGCCAAGTCAAACTCTAGCGATGTTACTAGATAAGATTATTGCTGAAGGTCGTGCGTTTGCATCAGCTTCTGATATGCAGATCTCTGACATGGGCGCTAACACTCCAGTAGGTACAACGCTGGCAATTTTAGAGCGTACCCTCAAGGTGATGTCTGCTGTTCAAGCTCGTATCCACTACAGCATGAAACAAGAGTTACGTCTCTTGAAAAAGATTATTGCTGATTACACACCAGAGGAGTATTCATATGAACCTGTCGAAGGTTCGTCAAAAGCTAAAAAGTCAGACTACGACAATGTTGAAGTCATCCCGGTCTCGGACCCTAATGCGTCTACGATGGCGCAGAAAATTGTCCAATACCAAGCGGCACTCCAACTCGCCCAGTCTGCCCCCCAACTTTATAACCTGCCTCTCCTCCATAGACAGATGCTCGATGTTTTGGGGATTAAGGATGCGGCGAAATTGGTTCCGATGGAAGAAGACCAGAAGCCGATTGATCCAATTACGGAAAATCAAAAACTACTTACTATGAGTGCGGTCAAAGCTTTTGCTTACCAAGACCACCAAGCGCACATAGCAGTACATATGTCTTTCTTACAAGATCCAAAGATCCAAGCATTGATGCAAAACAACCCACAAGCTCAAGCTATTGCTGCAGCCGCAATGGCACACGTAAATGAGCACTTAGGGTTTGCATATCGTGTTCAGATCGAGCAGCAGTTGGGTATGTCCTTACCTCCTCAAACCGATGAGTACGGTGAAGATTTCCATATGGATCCAGAAGTTGAAGCCCGTCTTGCACCGATGCTTGCTCAAGCAGCTACTCAGTTGTTAATGCAGAACCAGTCGCAAGTACAACAACAGCAAGCCCAGCAACAAGCTCAAGATCCAATTGTTCAAATGCAACAACAAGAACTTCAGCTCAAAGCTGCTGAACAACAGCGTAAACAACAAAAAGACGTGGTTGATGCACAACTTAAGCAAGAGCAGTTACAGATCGAGCGTCAACGTATCCAGACTCAAGCCCAAACTGAAATGGCTAAAACCGCAGTACAAGCGCAGCAAACCAAAGAAAAACTTGGCGCTGATATGGTCAAACAACAAAAAGATTTATTTGCAAAAGGTCTTGACAATGCCCACAAGCATGTAGGGGCTGGAGCACAACGTAGGGAAAAACCGACAAAAGGTGAATGATGGACAAAAACTTAGAGTACTTACTTAGTGAGTACAAGGACCGTATGAAGATGCTTCAAGACGCATTGGGACACGGTAACTGTACAAGCTATGACGAGTACAAATATATATGTGGTCAGCTTCGAGGTCTCGAGGCCGCATGTTTAACAATCGTAGACCTCAAAAAACGAATGGAGAACTCTGATGAGTGAAATCCTTATCGGCTCAAACCCCGATAATCCAGAAATAGTAGGCGTTTATTCATCTACCGCATCAAACGAAGACAAAGCTAAACAACTCCCGAAGCCATCAGGCTATCGCATTCTCTGCGCAATCCCAGAGGCTGAAAAAGAGTTTGATAGTGGAATTGCTAAAGCTGACGAAACTTTAAGATACGATGAGCTGTTAACTACGGTGTTATTTGTAGTTGATTTAGGCCCAGAGTGTTATGCAGATAAAGACCGTTACCCAACAGGTCCTTGGTGCAAACAAGGTGATTTTATTTTAGTACGTCCCAACGCTGGTACTCGCCTGGTAATCCACGGCAAAGAGTTTAGAATAATAAACGACGATAGTGTGGAAGCCGTGGTACAAGACCCTAGAGGAATTACTCGTAAATTTATATGATTTCTCAAGAAAGAAAGGCCTATCTTGCTGTTTGGCGTGAAAAGAACCGAGATAAAACTCGAGCAGCGCAACAACGCTACTATGAGAAAAATAAAGAACTTTGCGACGCTAAAGTTAAAGAAAGCCATTCTAAAAAACCTGAATACTATTCTCAAAAATCTCTTGAATGGGCTAAAGAAAATAAAGAAAGACACCTACAAAATAGGCGAAACCATTATT